GACTGGCAACAGTTACATCCAAGTATCTTATGCCCCACTAACAAGACGACCAGCCGCACGTGGACTAAGCCCACAACAAAGGTACGATGGTTTGTTCTTTATTAACTGCTATGCACCAGAGGGTAGTGGACCTTCTGCTGGCGATACACTAGCCAAGAATGTTATGGAAGCATTTGAGGCAACCACAAAACTAACTCACAACAGTAAAACTGTTTATATTGACTATGCAGAAAGGCAATTAGCTTTTGTGGATAGCCCTTGGTATGTCGTACCTGTAACCATAGCTTGGTACGCTTATAACTAATTAGGAGATAACTCATGGCCTTTGCACAGGGTTCACGTTCTAGCTTGTCGTACATCGTAGAAAGCACATTTGGTACGACACCTGCTGGTAACTTTACAAACTTACCTTTTTCTACTCATTCACTAAACTTGTCTAAAGATCGTGTTGCAGGTAATGACATTCAGTCAGACCGTATGCCACGTGTTGATCGTCACGGTAACCGTCAGGCTGGTGGTGATATTGTCGCTGATATGCGTGATGCAGACTACGACGAGTTCCTAGAAGCTGCCATGCTAAACACATGGTCAACTAACGTACTTAAAGTTGGCACTACACCTAAGTTCTTCTCTATTGAGGACTATGCTGCTGACATCGACCAAGCACGTTTGTTCACAGGCATGACTGTCAACACGATGGGCGTTTCACTTGCACCTAACCAGATGGTAACAACAACCTTCGGTATGGTCGGTAAAGACATGACCATCGGTGCTACAGAGAAAACCCAAGATGCAGCATCAGGTGCAGCACCTTTCGATGCTTACTCTGGTGACCTTTCTATCGGTGACGTAGGTGCTGGTGCAGCATCAGCTATCGTTACTGGCCTAGACTTCACATTGACTAACGGTTATGCACCTACATTTGTTGTTGGTGATGACTCAGCCCCCAGCCTAGAGTTTGGTCGTGCAGAAGTCGAAGGTACACTATCAGCTTACTTTGAAGATGCTGCACTTGTAAACCGTTTCATCAACGAAACAGAGACAGAGATTGAAGTGTCTGTTGGTGACGGTACAAACACAATGACATTCCTATTTCCACGTGTAAAGATTAACTCTGCTGACGTTGGTGTAGATGGTCCTACGAGCCGTGTAATCTCTATGTCTTTTGTTGCTCTATATGATACAACAGAAGCGACTAACTTGAAGATTACTCGCTCTGCGTAATCCCTAGCTAGGGCGGGGGGTGTTGGTGTCGGGTCTGGCATCCCCCACAATTAACCCGACTTATCCCGAAAGGAACCTGACATGGATTTAAAAGATTTAACACCTAAGAGTGATATAGTTGTAGTAGAACTAAAACACCCTGTAACACAAGAGCCTTTGTTGAATGAGGACGACAGCCCTATGACAATTTCGCTGTATGCGCCTCATACTAAAGAGTACAAAGTGGTACTTTGGGCAGTTACTGATGAACGACTAAAAGCGGCTGCAAAGACAGGTAAGATTGAAGTTAAAGCAGAAGATTTAGAGACTCAATCAATCGAAAGCCTAGCTAAGACTACAAAAGAGTGGAGCATCACTTTTGACAGTGAGAAACCTCCTCTTAGTTATGACAAAGCAAAACAGATTTACACTGAGGTGTTCTGGATTAAAGACCAACTTGAAGCTGCCTTGAGTAGCTATCTGGATTTTTTGAAGGGCTGATCCGACAATTAGAGGGCTATGCAGAACATCAGTTCTCATTGTTGAAGTCTGATCAGTCAGGTGTTACAGAACGTGAACACTTAGAGCAAGTAGAGAAGCAGACAGGAATTAGACCAAAAGGTTTAGATGGTCCTACCTTACCTTTTTTGTTGTCACACTTATGGTCTGCTTTTCTTCATCTTAACTCTAGCAGAAGTAGTGGGATGTCCTCTAATCCTATTACATTTCAAGAGATAAAAGCGTGGGCCGAATTAACCTCTACCCCACTAAATCCTACGGACGTAGAGATCATAAAGAGGTTAGATACCTTATATATTAGGAGTGCATAATGGCAAGGGCTGACCTTAAATATATCATTGGTTTTGAGACTAATGACTCTGACGTTGTTATGGCAACTAAAAGGCTAAAGCAACTTCAAGACCAAGTTAAGTTCCTTGAGAACCAGCAAAAGCAAGGTGTTATTAGTGCTAACATCATGCGAAAAGGTCAGAAGCAACTTAATGATGAGATTGCTAGACTTCGTTCAGCTACTCAAAAAGGTGGTCAAGCACTAAGAGATTACATCACTCAAGTTGATAAAGGTGGTAAAGCCCTTCGTCGTAAAGAGATTGCAGCACAGCAAGCTGGTTATCAGGTACAAGACTTTATCGTACAGGTTCAAGGCGGTACTAACCCACTTGTTGCTTTCTCACAACAGGCATCACAGTTGGCAGGTTTCTTTGCTGGTCCTTGGGGTGCTATGATTGGTTTGGGTATTGCTGCTGTATCTGGCTTGGTCATGGCTTTCTCTGCTGCTGGTCGTGCTTCCAAGGAGTTGAAAGAAAACCTTGAAAAAGACATCGACAGTATGAACGAGAAGTTGAGGGAGTTACAGACTGGCCTCAATCCCATGCAACAACAACTTTCAGATACCTTAGCTGCTGCACGTGCAGAAGAAGAAAAAGCCTTAATGGACTTTAATAGAAGGTTTGAATCTCTTGCTAGAATGGGTGTACATCCAGCCGATATGGGCATGGGGGCAGAAAACAGGCGCATGGAAAAAGCTGCCGCTGCTGTAAAAGAGGCCCAAGAAAACTTAGACCTTTATAATTCTAAGTTAAAAGAGATAAAAGACACTGAGGCTGCAAGAGCAAGAGAAGAGAAAGAACGTCAGAAGATCGCAGCAGATGTTGCAAAGGCACTAAACGAACAAGCGGCAGCAGACAAAGCAGCAGCAGAAGATGCAGAAAATAGACGAAAAGCTGCTGAGAAACTACTAGAGAACTTTGGCATACAACTAAAGAACCGTGGTGCTATTGTTGGGCTAGAGGGTGAGTCACTGTTGCTTGCTCAACAGCGTGTAGAAAAAGAAAATATTTTACGTCAGCTTGCGGCACAAGGTAAAGACATTGGTGATTACGAAGTTCAAGTGTTGTTGCGTAAACTTGGTCTACAGCACCAAGCAGAGATTACTGAGTATCGTATCAATAAAGCTAAGAAAGATAACCTAGAGGCTGAAAGAGAAGCTAAAAGGTTAGCTGCTGAGAACTTACGTAAGCTACAACAAGAAACCCAATACTTAGACGACTTAGCTAGTTACATGGGCAAATCTTTTGAGAACGCTCTTGTAGGCATTGTAGATGGTACATCCTCTGTTAAAGACGCATTTAGATCAATGGCTGCCGATATTATTAAGCAACTCTATCGTGTCCTTGTCGTACAACAGATGGTTGGTTCATTCGACTTTGCTACAGGTCAAGGCTCTGGTTTAGCGGGTTTCATTGGTGGACTATTTAAACGTGAAAACGGTGGCCCTGTTTCTGCTGGTACACCCTACCTTGTTGGTGAGAGAGGGCCTGAACTTTTCGTACCTTCCTCTAACGGTAACGTAATGTCTAACAAGGATACAATGGGTGGAACTACTGTCGTCCAAAACATCAACATTTCTACTGGCGTACAACAGACTGTACGAACCGAAATCCGACAAATGATGCCACAGATTGCAGAGAGTGCAAAAGCTGCTGTTGTTGAGGGCAAACGCCGTGGCGGTAACTATGGAAGGTCTTTTGCATAATGGCTATCTCATACCCTTTATCTTTACCGACTAACATTGGTATGGCTAGTATTGAGTTACGTGCTAGAAATGCTGTTGCGGTATCCTCTAGTCCATTTACCTACAAACAGACTGTACATGCTTATGATGGTCAAATGTGGGAAGCTGATGTTACCCTGCCCCCAATGAACAGAGATGATGCAGAGGCTTGGATAGCTTTCCTGATGAGCCTAAAGGGTCGCTATGGTAGTTTCCTACTGTATGACCCCTCTGCACGTTCTGTGAGGGGTACAGCGACTTCTGCGACTATCTCTGGTTCTGCTGGTGATGATACGGTAACGGTGTCTATGACAGGTACACTAAAAGCTGGTGACTACATACAACTTGGTTCTGCATCTGATGCCACCTTACACAAGGTGTTAGCTGACCAGTCTGGTAGTGGTAACTTAGAGATATGGCCCAAGCTACGTAAAGATCGTAGTTCTGTGTCTGCTACATTAACTGATGCATCTGGCGTTTTCCGTCTAAGTTCAAACGAAACTGCTTGGTCGGTAAATGATGCTAGTTTCTATGGTATCTCGTTTGGTGCTATGGAGGTTGTATCATGAGCCGTACTATTAACGCAAGTTTACTTACAGCACTTACTGGCGATCTTGTAGAGCCATTTTATGCTGTTGAGTTGTTCTTCGATAGTGGTACACTTAGGTTCTGGACTGGTATCGGTAACAGAACAATAGACAGTAATACTTACACTGGTACAGGCTCTTTGCTTAATATTGGCTCTGCTGATGAAGTTAATGACCTGTCTGCTAAATCTATGTCTTTATCACTTACTGGTCTGGATAGTGCTATCGTATCACTTGTTTTACAAGAACCTTATCAGAGGCGACAAGCTAAGGTTTACTTGGGAGAAAAGAGTGTATCAGATGTAGTTCAAATATTCAGTGGTCAAATGAACACTATGAGTGTAGATGATGCACCTGATGCTGCCACAGTAACTTTAATCATCGAAAGTAAGCTGGTCGAGTTAGAACGTGCAGCTAATTGGAGATATACAGATGAAAACCACAAATCCCGATACAGTGGAGACACCTTCTTTTCCTACGTGCAAGCTATACAGGATGCACAAGTAGCATGGGGAAGAAGTGCAGATTAAACGACTATTTAGATAAAATCGTAGATAAACCTTTTGAGTGGGGAGTACATGACTGCTTCACTTTTACTAATGGTGCTTGGCAAGCTATGTATGGTCACGGTTGGGCTGATGACTGGGTTGGCAAGTATATGACAGAGGGTCAACCCATGAGGCGTGACCAACTAAGGAAAACATTTAAGTTCTCTGACTTCAATAGAGCCGTATCATCTAAACTTGAACCTTTTGACAGACCTGTGTTTGGTAGCCTAGTAACAACAAAGAAATCCCAAAGGTGGGTTATAGGTGTTGCTATGGGTATATCTCTTGGGTCTCGTTGCGTGTTCTTGAGTAAAAATGGGCTGGTTAAATTGCATGCAGGGGATGTAGAAAGCTGTTGGGTACCAAATGTCTAATAAATATAAACTAGGTTGTATTACACAAGCACAGTACAGTAACGACTGGTCAAGAGTTCCTCGTATGCCTATGCAGGTCGGTGCCTTAATACTTGGTCAGATGGGTATTGCGGTCTCTACTACATTTACTTTTACAGCTATGGGTCTTATCACTTATGGTGTTGGTTATATTGCTACTACGCTTGTAACTTCCGCTTTGTTAAAAGCCCTAGCACCTAAACAAAACTCTGGTAGTTCTGGGAGTTCTGGTGGACTTCTTACTAATGCGAGGGGTGCTACTTCTTCTGCACAGGTTGTATATGGTCAAGTACGTAAAGGTGGTGTTGTTACTTTCCTAGAGAGTACAGGTGAAAACAACAAAATACTACACCAAATCATTGTACTAGCTGCACACGAAGTTGAAGAAATAGGTGACATCTACATTAATGACGAAGTTGTTACTATGTCTAACGAGGACGTTACCTCTGAGCCTTACAATGGTTTCTTGAAGATTTATAAGCATATAGGTAATCAGGTAGACGCAGAGAGTAACTTTGCTAACAGTACCTCTGACTTATCTGACACACTACATGCAGAAACAAGTGCAACCTCAGATTTTGTTGGTAAGGGTTTAGCTTACTTATACTGTCGTTTTACTTATGATCAAAACGCTTATGCCAATGGCTTGCCAACAATTACAGCAGTAGTTAAGGGCAAAAAGATCGTCAAAACTTCTAATGGTACTGAACAATCTGCTGTATATACAAGTAATGCTGCATGGGTTATCAGAGACTTCTTAACAAGTTCCTATGGACTTAACGACGATCAAATTGATTACACAAGTTTTGAGGCTGCTGCTGATGTCTGTGATGAAACTGATGTTTTATCTGATGGGTCTGCGCAATATCAAGTAAACGGTGTCGTTGATTTAAGTCAACCTGTAGGTGATGTACTTACAGATTTTGTTGCTGCTTGTGGTGGATCTTTATTCTGGGGTGGTGGATACTGGAAGCTATACGCTGGTGAGTTTATTACACCTACCAAGACACTCACCCTTGACGACCTACGTAGTCCTATTAGTTTACAAACTAAAGCGTCTATGAGGGATAATTTCAACAAAGTTACTGGTACGTTTATAGACAAAGACAACGACTGGATTAGTGGAGACTACCCACCAGTTTCGTCTAGTGTGTTCTTAACAGATGACAACAACGTAGAAACTACGATGGACTTACCGTTGCCATACACTACAAACAGCATAGCAGCACAAAGACTAGCAAAACAGATGTTGTTCCGTAGTAGAGAACAGATTTCCATGTCAGCAGACTTCGGTTTGGAAGCCCTAGATGTTGAGGTTGGGGATTTTATTAAGTTCCGTAACGAGAGGTATGGTTGGGGTTCTGGCTCAGAGAAAACCTTTGAGGTTATAGGTTGGAGACTTAACCCTGACCCTGATAACGGCGATCTTAGGATAAACTTGAACTTACGTGAAAGCAGTTCTGCCGCTTTTGGTTTTAGTGTTGCTGACGAACAAACTGTATTATCTAATAATACCACACTTCTACCTTACTATGATGTACCTACTATTGGCGTTAGTCTTTCACAAGAGTACCGTGAGGTCAACGAAAACGTAATTAACGTGCTTGTTGCTCAGATCACAAGTTCTTCTATTGAACGTATCGACTCAGTTATCGTTAAATACAAGAAAACCTCAGATACTAACTTTAGGTCTGTGGGACAGTCAATTCTTGTTGGCGAAGGTACGGACGTTGGTAGGTTTGAGATAGTTGGTATTGATACCCCAAGTATTAATGAGTCTGCTATTAACTACACAGTGTCGGTAACTCCTGTAAACGGTTTAGGATTTAAAGGTGATCCTGTAACAACAACCTTTAATGTAACTGCTGATACAACACCACCTTCTGCACCATCTAGCTTGTCGCATAGTTTATCTGGTGGTACAGCCTTTTTTACTTGGCCCTCTGTATCTGACTTAGATTTGTCGCACTACAAACTTTACTATTCTTCTAACAGTTCAGCTAACTTTGGTGATGCATCTGTATTAGAAAAAGTAGAAAAGATTGCTAGACCTGCTACCTCTATTACTCAACCTGCATTAGCTGGTAAGTTCTTTGTATCGGCTGTAGATAAAACAGGTAACGAAAGTACATCTGCTGCATCTACAGTTATTTCATCGTCTGAGTTACCTCAACTTGGTCAGTCTGATACCCATACAGAAAGTACAGCTTTTAGTGGTTCTAAGTCTAATCTTACAGTATCTGGTGGCGAGTTGTTTATGACTTCTTATGCTACGGCAGGTTCTACAGGAACTTATGAGTTCTACCATAATGGCGATGGATACTTTGATGTAGGAACCTCACGTACTGTTAGGCTGTCATCTTCTATTACAGTGTCACGTAAACATCAGGATGCTGTAAGTGGTGAAGTAAACTGGGACGACATACCTAATAACTGGGACACTTGGCCTAATAATTGGGACACTTGGACAGACGAGGATGCAGACTTTGCAGATTACGCAGTTCAGATACAAGCAAGGGCAGCTACTACAACAGGTGGACTATCTAGTGCCACTTGGGTAGATGCTTCTGGTGAAATTGTTGGACGATATATTGAGTTTAGGGCAATATTGTCTAACACTAATGCAAAAATAAGCCCGTCAATATCGGCACTAAGTGCCACAGTGGAGTATTAACATATGTCACAACATGACTTTGTAATCGCTAACCAAACGGCTTCTAGTGCAAGGACCGACATTAATGACGCACTACAAGCCTTAGCAAGTTGTAACTCTGGGACTTCGGCCCCTACAACAACTTATGCCAATATGTTTTGGTATGAGACTGATACAAACATCTTAAAGATGCGTAATGAAGCAGATGATGATTGGATTAATCTTCTATATGTAGATCAGACAAACAACTTAGTTCACGTACTTGATGACACAGAGGTAGCAAACACATCTGGCACAAAAGTTGGAGTTCTGGGAGACCACTCGGATGCCACTTGGGTAACAGGTACAAATACTGAAAAACGTCTGGTGTCCCCTGCACAAGTTAAAGGTGCTATTGACGATGCGACTGAAGATTTAGTTTCAGTTCCGACATCAGGTATAACTCAATTTCCTGTCGGGTCATATACAATTATGTATTCGGGAGGTTGGGGAGGTTCCCCAGCATTGTTTGACGTAATAGATGCGTCAAGTAACAATTTTGTTGTCATGGACGTTTCTTCAGGCAACTACACACAGAAAACAATAAACTATGGAACGTGGATTTATATGGGTCGTGGTTATAGCACAAACACTAATTTAGTATGTAGGATAGCTTAATGGGGTATAAACTAGGGACACGTAGCTTACAGAAACTATCAGGTGTTCATCCTGACCTAGTGGCTGTTGTAAAACGAGCCATAGAAATATCAGAGCAAGACTTCTCTGTTCTGGAAGGTATACGACACATAGAACGTCAGAAACAACTCTTGAAAGAGGGTAAGTCTACAACACTACGTAGTCGTCACCTAACAGGTCATGCAGTTGATCTAGTACCTTACCCTGTGTCGTGGGACTGGGACTACTTCTACCCTATTGTTGATGCCATGAAAGCAGCAGCAGAGGAACTAGAGATCGACATTACCTGTGGTGCTGACTGGACTAATTTCCCTGATGGGCCGCACTTTCAACTAAGCTGGGATAGCTACCCAGAATGATAGAAGATACGGTTTTGTGGAACGCAATTCTTACTGGTGGCGTAGGTGTTATCGCTTGGGTCATCCGTAGTTGCATGGTAGAATTAAATAGACTTAACATACTTGTAAACAGAACCCGTGAAGAAATAGCAAAAGAGTACGTAACTAAGATGGAACAAAAGGACCAGATGGCTTACGTAATAGATAAGATTGAGGCACTCGACGCAAAACTAGATAGGTTGCTAGAGAGATCAAATGGACAATAAAGCACTGGTAGGTGTTCTGTTTGCTGCCCTTGTTGGTTTGCTAGGGTGGAACATAAACACTACACATGAACTAACACTACAAGTACAGAAACTTGAGATCATCTTACTCGACGATGCACTAACTAAATAGCCCGACTACCTAACGAGGATAGTCATATGGACCCAGTTACTATTATTGGTGGTGCTACAGTTGCTTTCAACGCCATCAAGAAGGGCATACAGATGGGAAAAGACCTGCAAGATATGCATGGTCAGTTGTCTCAATGGGGTGCCGCAATGTCCGACTTAGGGCAAGCAGAGAAGAAAGCTAACAACCCACCTTGGTGGAAATCTATGAGTGGGTCAGTAGAAGCAGAGGCGCTTGAGGTTTGGAATGCGAAGCGTAAAGCAGATGCCATGCGTGAAGAGTTGCGATCTCATATTTCTTTCGTTTATGGGCCATCGGCATGGGATTCCCTTGTCGCTACAGAAGCCAAGATACGTAAGGAAAAGAAAGAGCAAGAGTATCGTAAAGCTGAAATGATAGAGGCCATAATAAACTGGACAGCAGGTATAGCTACTTTTATTGTTGGTGTTTTTATACTTGGTTTAATACTCTATCTGACAGTAGAATGATAGTAAAACACGGTGACAAATACTTTGTCTACGATGACAGAGGTAAGATAGTTATAATAACTACGAACAGACGCATAGCAGAAGGACTCGATAATGGTGGTTGACTTTGATATTGACGGTGATGGAACTGTTACAGCCGAAGAAATAGCAATGAAAGAACGTATGCTCGAAATAGAGTTACGTGAAGAAAAAGCAGAGTCACAGAAGTTTATGGCTTGGGTTGCTATGGGTATGATGATCATATTTACTATATTTCTATTTACCCCTATCATGTCTGATTCAAGAGTGTCTGCATTAGCTGACCTACTAGGCTTATTTTATATTGCTCAGACAGGTGTTGTGGCGGCTTATATGGGTGCAACAGCCTACATGGCAGGTAAGCCTATGGGTAACAAGAAATGAGATGGTTAGTATTAGCCTTATTATTATCTGGTTGCGGCATATCCAGTCTAATTCCTTTCGGGGGTGGTGGTACAAATGTTGCTGCAAACACACAAGTAGGACAAGAGAACTACCAAGGCGTGACGACAAGCGTTGATAAGTCAGTCAGGCCAGTCCTCAGACCAGAGGGGCCTGTAGAGACTGTACAACAGGACAACAGTACGACAAACAATACTGAGATAGACCCACTCATGTTAATCCTTTTGGTGCTTGGGTGGCTTGCTCCTAGCCCCAATGAGATAGCTAGAGGAATAAGAAGTCTGTTCACTAGAAAGAAACGGACACTATAAAACTAAAGAACCCCCCTAGGTTAATTCCTAGGGGGGCTTTTTTGTGTCTATTGTTCTGCTATGCCTAACTTAGTCATGCACATAGCAGTACCTTCGTACAGCATTTCTATGTCTTTTTCTGTCTTACCTATTCGATACAAGGCCCAAGCGTTGAACCCCATACTTGCAATTAGTAAACCTTCGTATACGCTCATTTGCGCTCCTGTTGTTGAATTAGTGCTTCCAGATACCATCTGGCTTTCTTTAGGTCCTCTACGCCATTCTTGTATCGCCATCTGTGTAGGTACTTAGCTACATTCCCACGGTAGTAGCCTATTAGTTCGTCGTCGTTTAGGAAGTCCTTGATGTACTCAATGCACTCAATACTACCTTGACCATAGTGTGCGGGTTTGTTTACGTTGTCACGTTCCATAGATCGTTGTCTTTCCTCTATTGTCATAGGTGTTATCACAGGTGCTTCGTGCCAGTTACTCATAGGTTCTCCTTCATAAAGACCTTAACCCACTGTGCGCAGATGTCAGAACGTATAATGTCCTCGACACCAAACTCAATGATGGGTACAGGCAGTAGATGCTTTTTAGCTAGATGGATTACCTTAGACAAACCATCTGACTCTTTTAAGTCAGACTGTTGCGAATCACCATTAAGCACAATAGTAGTACCTTCTCCCACCCTTGTCAACAACATTTTCAATTCATGTGTTGTTATGTTCTGTGATTCATCTACAATCACAAAGGCATTATCGAAGCTACGCCCACGCATGAGTGCAAGAGGTGCCATTTCAATGTTACCATTCTTGATCCCTGTTTCCACAGCACCCTTGCCTAAATGCTTTTCCAGTACGTCTAACACAGGCAATGCCCAAGGCTTAGTCTTTTCCTCTAGGTCACCTTTGAGATAGCCAAGTTCTTTACCTACGGCAACGTGAGGTCTTGTGATAACGATCTTATCAATTTCTTTCGTCGTGTAGAGGTCGGCAGCATAAGTAGCAGTAACATACGTTTTCCCAGTCCCAGCAGGGCCAAGGATAAAGACTTGAGAACTTTCCTTGAGTGCATCCAACAATTCCTTTTGTTTATCTGTACGTGGTACAATCCCAGAGGTTTTCTTCTGGGTTGCACCTTTGTAATTTGTTTTTCGTCGGGTCTTTCTTGGCTTCACAGGGAAGTCTGTCACGTTGTCATCATCCATCTATCTCAACCAGTTCTGCGGAAGTATACGGTATGTGAAAGAATAGTTCACCCTTACGGATGTACCTACCCTTTGCTGTACCAAGACTCTCTTTCGTTAGCAATGTGTCTTTGATACGCCATGCTTGCTTCATGTCCTTGCGGAACACGTAGAAGTTAAGAACACCGTTCTCTGACCCATGCTTATCTAGGAGCCTCTGTTTTCGCTCAGGAATGCGTATTTCTGACCAGTGGGTAGGCCAGTCACCATCCCATGCTACCTTAACCTCTGCCTCGTTAAAATAGGTGTAGCCACCCTTCTGTGAGACAACATCAACGTAGTAGTTCTCTTCTGTGTTTACTATTGTGTGACCCTTCTTCTTTAGTAGGGACACCAATGCGTTCTTAGCAGGTTCGTCATACGCCTCATACAAGGCACGACTAAATCTCTTTCGGGTTGTCATCTAGGTACTCTTTCAATTCTGTAAACCCACCTATATGCTCACCTTTAGAGGTCCATATCTGAGGTACAGTCTTTATGTCTGCTTTCTTAAACAAGTCTAGTATCCATTTGCTTTCCTCTAGGGAGTAGTGACTAACACTACCCCCAGTGGCATTTATAAGATGTTTAGCCATGTTACAATATGTGCAGTTACGTCTGCTTACCATCACGTACATCATGTTAAATCTACAATCTCACAGCTATCCCCAGAACATGCCATAGTCTGCATACCTGCGGTGTTGTCCTCTTTCTCGTAGTCTGACAGTTTAGACCAGTCAATGTCTGTAGGCATTACCGACAACAACATCTCATAGTCTGATTTTTCACAGTCCTGATAAGGTGCCTGTTGATACGTATGGTCAGAGTGTGGCAAGAATGATACACCTGACATTTCGTCAAAGTGCTTGTACACAAACGCACCCACTTCAATCCACTCATCGTCACGAACTGAGACAGTCACTGATGGTTTATGCTCACACCACGCACGTTGATACGTTAGCCATGTCTCTAGTTGTTCAATGGCTGACATATCGTTACGTGTTACCGCACCTGCTGGAGCTTTCTGTGGGAAGCTAAAAACTGTTGTTGTGTCGGGCTTCATCACACAAGGCTCATTAGGTACACCTTGATCAATCAAGAATTGTGTAAGTGGGTCTTTATTGTCTCCACGCACCGTGCGGATGTAATAAGGGCTGTGACGAGCGTGTATCCCACTAGCAGAATCAACAAGTTGGGAGACAGTGCCACTAGGTTTGACACAAGTGATAGCAGCAGAAACAGGGATATTAAGACGTTCAGCCCATTCAGCATTAGTAGAGATAGCGACATTTTTTAGATGCTCCAAAGTTTTAGCCAAGCCAGCATTAGCACTGGTCATTAGCGGGTTGTCCATGATGCCTGTAAGGCTAACACCTAGCAGACGCTCTTCTTCCGTATTTACCTGCCAGTCTTTGGACAAGTATGGGAACTTTGTATAGGTAGACTGGATCGTACCTAGAATTGTTGCCTGTCGAACCTTGCGTTCAAGGTCCTCTACCGAATCAGTTGCACGTACTACAACTTCTGTCAAGTTGCAAAACTGCGCTGATCTCAAAATTATTTCTGAACATGGATTCGTGCCAAAGTTGTGTTCTGGATCACGTCTACCATTTTTAGATGCTTGCTTTTGTGATGCTACACGGTTGAAGATACCACGTTCACCTGACTTACTCTCAATCAATGCTGTCCATTCACGCATGAATGTCTCTGCATCTGGCTTATCTGTGTAAGCTACAGAGTTATTAGCCAAGGCACGATGTCCGTAGTTTTCCCACCACTGTCCTGACTTAGCATGACGCATACGATCATCAGACAGGTTAGACAATGAGATCATAGCAGAGCGACGAACACCACCAACCACAACGATTTCACCAATCTTACACATGATGTCGTGACATTCGATTGACGACAGTTTGCGACCTTTTGCGACCAAGAACTTGTCGATAGTAAAGTTGAACAGATCAACCAAAGGTGCTGGACCAGATGCACGACCACCAAAGGTCTTTAGTCGTGCGCCAGCAGGTCGTACTTTGGATACATCCCACTGTGGAATCTCACCTGACCACAACAATGCTAGAAGCTGACGATAGGCTTTAGCCCAACCTTCTTTACTGTCCTTAACTACGATTGTCGTATCAGACTTGAATAGTTTCTCTGGCACCTCTGGTAGGTTCTGGATGTACTGACGTTCAACACTGAACCCTACCCCTGTACCACACAACAGGATAAACATAGCCTCGTCAAAGCGTTTAGGCTTGTCTACTGCTACGTATGAACAGTTATACATACACGTATTGTCACGTGCTGATGCTGGACCAGCAGTCATAACAGATCGCATAGATGGCATAACCTGTAGGTCTAGGATAGCATCACGAATGTCGTTGATGTAACTATCTTCGCCTGTTAGTGGTTTAACGATATTGTCCATATAACGGTCAACTGTTTCTGACCATGACTCACGCTTTTCGCCAGTCCATCGGGCATAACGTGATAGTGCAATAAAGTTTTGATAGGGGGTAGGGAGCATATTGTTCATTCTTGTTCTTTTCCTCGTCCACGCATTGATTTATCTTCACCTAGCCAGACCAATCGGTCAATGTCTGCACGACTGATACCAATGTCTGCTAGTTCTCTGTCTGTTAGTCTGTTTAGTTCCTTAAT